ATAATTTACATGAGGTTCCGCTTCAATCTTAAGGTAAACCTCATTCTTCTTACGAATTTTTAGATCTGCCATAAGGAAAACACATAATACAATTGCAGTTAAAATCCTGCTTTAAATTTTTCCCAATCAATCGCGTTCTTAATTTGATAACCACGATTGTTGATCATTCGTAGGACTGAATCCAAATAATTCAGACACACATCTATGTATGCTAACTTGGAGCGGCATTTTTGAACATCGCTATCTGCATTGATGAAGGTTTCAATCTCATCTCTACTAGTTAGTTTTAAGTCAAAGGGAATTTCGGAATAAACTTTTGCGGGTGCTTTACCCTTATAGTAAATCCACTTATCTCTCATGAGAATATTAAACTCAGTCTCACGTTCAATCTTTAATGTGGAGAAAGTATTGAGTAGTGAGTGATACTTTGCATGTAGACTTGGGATCTTTGATGACTCTTCGCAGTAGAGATCAGTATCAATCTTACTGTCCTTATCCCACATTTTTTGTAGTTCTTCCAAGTTCATGATCTAATACCACGGATCTGGTACTTCATTTTTAATGCCTGAAGCATCCATGCTTCGGCTAGGGTAGCTGGACCCAGTTTCAGTAATGTCCAACTCTTCTCGCTCAGGTCGGGATCGGCCAGAGCTCTCATTTTCCAATCTGGTAGCATAGCAAAATTTGTTCAATAACCAAGAGATCATACGGTTCTTCTCTTACCGCTGTTAATGGCACGGATTTCGTACAAGGTATACCTGAATGTTACTTCCGCACTAAAGAAATTGTTGTCAGTCTGTGTGACATCAAAGCTAATCGTTGACAGATTAGTGGGGAAGGCATCTTTAAACAAACACTCAAACTGAGCATTCATATTATTATTTAGGGCGATCAAAGTAACGTCACTCACAAGACTTCTGATTGGATCTGTCACATCTCCGATCCTTTTACTCCTGATCCAATCCGCTCTTTCCTGAAGATCACTTGGAGTTCCTAATGCTCGCATCCAGTTATGCAGTTCCAAATAGTTTTCCAAATTCTCATCAATCAGGAATTCTATAGTAAGTTCTCCGTATTGAATGTTACCATCAATTGGATACCGAACCAATCCCCTGGTTGGGATTTCAATTTCACCAACAGAAAGAGTTGGGATATTTGCAGTCTGGCACAAGAATGCCGTCTTGGGTGCTTTGTCCAAGACTAGTTTGAAACCAATAGGAGACAGAAAGTTTTTATTCTTTAGTTCCTTTTCGTACCAAGTGGCAGCCATAGCTCTACGCTTTTTTACTATTTAGTGTATGTTTCGTTTCCCGTAACTAGAAAGTCCAGTTCGGTATCATACAGAAGTTGCAAAGCCTCACTTATACTTCCTGCTATAGGATCACCACCATTGTTTAATGATGTATTGAGTAGCATAGGAAGTCCAGTAAGTTTTTCAAACTCAGTGAGCAACTCATAAAAGTCTTCCTGATCTGCAGTTACTGTCTGAGGTCTACAAGTTCCATCTACATGTGTGATAGGTGCAAACGCTTCCTTATCTTTGACATCCATAACGTATAGCATATACGGAGAATCATATTCACAATCAAAATACTCACTACACTTTTCCCTAAGGACAGATGCACCAAAAGGTCTGAAGGGTTCTCTATGCTTTACTTTCAAATTTAGTTTATCCTTACCACCTTTAATGGTTGGATTCATAAGGATACTTCTATTTCCTAATGCTCTAGGTCCAACTTCACCATGACCTTGATACCATGCGACTATATTACCTTGAGCTAGAAGTTCTGCTGTTGATTTAATTGTTAGTTTGGAAGGACGTTCTTTCGGCGCTTCATCCGTTTGCCAGAACGGATACCCCTCTTTCTTAAACTCTGGTTGTTTGTATTCTTTTCGGAGTGATTCAACGATCCCCAAAGATAAACCTTCATCACTTGCATGTGCTGGTATGATGAGATTGGGACGTTTCTTTCTAATCCTACTGTTGATAATAGTGTTGAGAGCGACTCCTCCTGTATAAGAAATTCTATCAGTCTCTTTCGTATTTTTGGCAAAATAATCTTCTATAATTCTTTCTGAAATTGTATGACAAATTTGAATATGGTTTCTCATCACTCTTTCGTTGTCATAGATTCTTTCCATCATTGGAAAGTTCCATAGTCTACGGTGATCTTTCATAGTCAAAGGTCCTAGACGATTATGGATATCATCTATTTCTTCTTCGGGTACATTACCATATCCTTTGAGTGCCATTATCTTTCCCGCCATATCATATGAAACTCCTCTCAAACGGAGAAGAGCACCAGTGTCACCCATAGCAGTACCAAAACTAGGATGAGTTTTATATGAAGCGCAGTAAGTGCGATGGTCGTTTCTGAAAATACTTTGGGATAAATGATCATCACCAAACCCATCGTATACCATATCTACATCAGATTCCCCGAGCATCCAAGCACTTAGTGCGTGAGCATAGTGATGATCTACACGATAGATCGGTCCCTTGTATCCCATCTGTGTGAAGAGTGGGATTTTAATTTCTTCAAATAATTCTTGCTCATTAGTTCTAATAGTTTTATATTTGTGACAGTCAAGTGTAATACCAATAGCATCAATTTCACTAAGGGGTACACCCCATTGTAAAAATTTCTTATACCAACCTGTCAGGTTCCTAAATCCAACGTGTTTAAGTTGGAGATCTCTTTCTAACTTGTAATAATATACCTTGTCATCTACAGTCAAAGTTATATTAGTATCATGATCACAGAGTCTCAGACCTAGGAACTTCATAATTATGCAATAAAAAAAGGACCCCGAGGGGTCCCTTGTATTTATATGTCCGTTAGGACCTATATCACATCAGGTTAGCAACCTGAACGCGACGGTAGTAACGGTTAGAGTTGGCGGTCAGAGCGCCAGAACCCTGAGTAAGACCTTGAGCGAAAGGATTGGAGACCATGCCGTAGCGAGTCTTGAAGCCAATCTTGGGCTGGAAGGTGTCAGGGTTGATTGCACGAACCTGCTGGAGGGGTACATATGGGCAGTAGAAGAGACCAGCGTCATAGGCGCTAGAACCCTTATAACCAGCAACATAGAAGTGCTTGTCACTTACGTTAGCAGAGTAAGGATCAACGTAGACCTTAATGCGACCGTTCAGAGTACCAACCAGGGTGCTGGAGGTGTCATCAGGGATAAGACCGTTGTTGCCGTTCAGTGCAGGGGTGTAGTCAAGAACACCAGCCATCGCAAGGGCAGAAGCAACGTCTGCAGAGCAGATCAGGATGTTGCCTTTCCCGCGACGAGTTTGCTGACCGATAGCGTTAGCATCACGCTCAATCTGGAACAGAAGTCCTTTGAACTTCTCAACAGACCATCTGCCGTTGGAGTCAACGTCAAGGTCAAAGATACCAGCAGAAGCGGTGTTGTTCTGAGCACCAGCAACAGCGTTTACATAGACGGTACGGACAACTTCACGGTTGATTTCAGCGAGGATCTCGGTGCTGAGGATGTTGCTCAGCTCGGTCTCGGCATCCAAACCATGAATTGCCTTGAGGTCCTGAGCAAGCTCAAGACTGTACTCAGCCTTCAGGGCGCGTGATTTGGCGGTTACAGTAACCTTCTCAATGCTGAAACCCATCTCACGGAAGTCGGTTCCAGACTCGCCAAGTGCTTCAGAAGCGGCGGTAGACATGCCTTGGGCATCGCCAGTCAACTCATAGGTTCCAGGGGAACCATCATTGAGGAGAGCAGGGTTGGTGCCTTCTGCATCGTTGTTGGCAGAACCTGATGCACCAGGATCGTAGGTGGAAGACGTGTCGCCACCAGAGAAACCAGCGTTAGGCTCGTTGAAGAATGCTTCGTCATAACCAGCAGCAGCAGGGTTAGTACCTGTACCGTAGTTTGAACGCATTGCGAAGATCAGTCCAGTAGGACCAGTCATCGGTTGAACGCCTGCGATGTCATAGGCGATCAGTTGAGGCATGGAGCGCCTGATCAGGGAGATCAGAACGGGGTCAAAACCAGCGACAGGACCTGTTGCGGTAGAACCACCACTGAAACCACCAGTGCCAGCGGCCATGGTAGGTGCTTCAGTCAGCATCTGCTGCTCTTCACGAGCGGCAAACTCTTGGTTCTCAAGCAGTTGAGCTACAACTGCTTTCTTGTGCGAGTCTTCAATTTTAGGGAGGGCCTCGTGCTCAAGCACAGGTGCCCACTTTTCTTGGAGTTGCTTTAGATCAGCCATTTTTTTATCTAAATTTTAGTAGGGTAGTATTTACAAATAATTACGATTGGGACCAGCGGCTCAGGGCATCAACATAAGCGCCCATCGGACCATTATACTGGGTCTCCTCTACCAAGGGTTGTACATCTTCAGTAGGATCTACAGTAGCAGATTCCTTCCTAGTGAAGTATGACTCCTTAATAGTAGTGATTTTCTTATGAAAACCTTCTTCACTCTCAAACTCAACACCTTCTGCCAGAGAAGCGAGCTTCTCCTTTTGCGTCTCGGTTAAACCTACAGCGCAATCGTTCACAATTTCCATCTTAACAAAATCTCCAATTCTCTTATTCAAAGAAATATTGGACTCAATTTGCTCGTTGAGTTTTCCTTCCATGTCATCAATTTGTTCAACCATGCCATCAAGCAGGTTAAACTTCTCTTCTGGAACACCAACATGGTGCTCCGCGAAAAGAGCCTTGAGGCCAACCATGAACGACTCTGCAATTTCATTCTTAACGCCATGCTCTACAGCGAGGGTATTTTCCTCCATCCACTGTTGGGCGGCATAAGACAGGTAGTCGTCTACTTTGGTGGCCAATTCTGTTTTGATTTCCTCAACCTGTTCGGTTAGAGTAGCCTCAAATGCTTCTTGTACTGCAGCAACTTCAGCATTAACCTTAGCGGTTACTGCTGCCTCAAAGATTGTTACTGCTCGCTCTCTGAAGTCTTCTGAGAGTTCTTCACCAGCGACAAGAGCGTTAACATCTTCACTAAAGTCGTACTGGGCTTCAGCGATTGTTTCTTCGCCATCTTCCTCTACGTCCTCCATTTTAGATGATGCGTCAGAAGGTTTAGTCTTAATAGACTTGTCTCCTTCTACACTAACGGGGGCAGAAGCTTTAGCACCAAGATTTGATGTGCCTTTTGCTCCCTCTTCGGTCTTGTTATCGGTGCCACCAATAGAGGTGGACTTTGCACCAGACGTGTCAATATTCTCACCTGGTTTCGCGCCTTTCTTGATAGCAGCGACACCAGTTGCAACATCTTCAGCCATCTGTGCTTCAAATTCTACGTCGCGGATATCGGACATGTTTGAATCTCCTGTAGTCAGCATTTGATTTATCTATGATTATTTATACTTTACAAACTTTGTAAAAAGGTTTTGAACGCGGAAACTTTGCGCTCTTGGATATTGATGATGGTTGCCTGGTCAATTTCTCGCTTCATTTTGGCAATATGTGCCTCTTTGAGCAATCCATTATCCCAAACCCATTCTTTGCCTTCCATAATTCCATCAACAAATGCATCAGGAGCAGACGGATCTGCTACA